CTCTCTCTAGGACGTTATCTACATGTAGGTGGGGGTAGAGATAACAATCGTGCCAGCGTTCGTTCTACGTGAGAACATGGCACCGTCGGTAAATGAGGTAATCCCCACGATGTTACTCGGGGAGACTGCCATACCGAAGCAGAAAGGGCGGATGTCACGTTTTGGGGGGTCGTACCCGAGAGAGTGACAAATCTCCAGTAGTTGTTGCTCGGAAAAGGCGTTCTTGAAGAGGTTGAGGACAGGATAGAATGATAGAACACCTTTGTCATCAGGAGCGTTGACCAGGGCGGAAGCGTGCTCGATACCGCGCAGGGGCGAGGGTGGCAAGCGCACCAACTTCACGTGTGGGAGCACCACATCCGCATTCATGACGTACCCTTTGTTATACGAACTTGTCGCCATGATATGAGAGGGGTCCCGGCCGAGAAGGTGGAGCGCAAGCAACTCCGCCTCAGCGAGATGGTTACCGAGGTAGGCATTGGTCGCGTACCGGGGATACTCACGGGGGAGGGAAATAAGTTGGGGGAGGGGGGGAGGGGGGGCGACACCTTGTACCGTTGACGCGCGTGAATTAAAGACGGGGGAGCCAGAGAAACTAATCTCACCAGCGAGCAGAGGTGTCCGAAGATCTCGCGGGATGTAGCTGATGTTCCGTGCGCATCTAGAAATCAGAGAGGGGAGGGTGAAACATTCCGACCTATTCATCACAGAACGGGTTGTAACTATGAGGGTCGTAAGGGCTTCGGCGGGGGCTAGGGGGTCGAGGGTGACCCAATTGGAAGATACCAGCGAGGCGATGGACCTGCATAAGTAGCCGCGAGCGGAGGAGGGAGAGACGGCCATCCGAAGGAATTCAGCAGTGTGATAGCCAAGACTCTGTTTGCTAGGGTTCATACGACAGCCAAACGCGCGGGCTTTGTGTAAGAAGGTTTCGGCCATGTGAATAGTAGGGGGAGAAATATATATATCATCGCCAGTGTGGAGGGCAGGGCAGGAGTCGTAGTCAACAGCACCAACAGCACAACGGAGGTAGGCAGCATTAAGGATGCTGTTGACGAAGGTGGTTCCCCTGTGGCCACTCATGAGAGTGCCTTTGACGTGCCGAAGGGAACCGCCCCATTTGATGTGGGTGTCATAGACCGAGGCGATCAGCTTCTGTTTGTACCACTCAGGGGCGCCGGCGTGGTCACATGCTTCTTCGTAGACCATGGCCATGACGTCGAGCGAGTGCTGGGAGTTGAAATCGTCA